TCTCTAGTTAGGAATATTGATGTTTCTGTGTCATCTAGAAACCAAGCTCTCAAGGAACAAAATTTGATTATTGATAAATCTCCTCCTTCCAAAAATTTTAATACTTGTCCTATTCCATATGTTGATGCTTTTTGGTCTTTAGGGTCAGGCACTGATTTCAAGAAATACCTATAATAAGCTCTGTTAATGAAGTCCTTAGTGACATATGGTTTGTACATTAGTGTGAAATCATCGCCTTTTGAAAAACAAATGTAGTCTTTTCCAAATACTAATCCAGCTTTGTCATTGACATATCGGTTGTACATTGCCATCCTAGTTGTATTCATTAGGGTTGTGTCACAATCGCCAGAAAAGACTGTACCTAATATTTTGTATGACATCAGGGGTTTCTTCTTTCCTTTTTCTATATATTCTATGTCCATTGTTTTATATATAGCTTGTGATATGTTGTGGAATTCCTTCTTTGGAACATGATATATTGATGGTTCGATCATCTGGTAGATATTACGATCTAATTGTTTGAGAGAGACATCCTGGGTGTTGTCAAACGCAGATCCGTCTCCTTCATATACTTGTGTGAAACCGAGTTTCCTGTATTCATTTACCATGTCTGTCATCTCTGAGAGGTTCTTTCCTCCGCAATATCCTTTGAGTCCATCCTGAAATATTTCTTCTAGAGCCCATGTTACTGGTCCCATGACATATTTTGTTCTCTGAGGTATGGAGCATACCATTCTTGGTTTTCCGTCGAGTGGTTGTCGTTCTTCCTTGAGTATTCCAGTGTAATGCAGATTTAGTATATTGTGTAGTTCCTTCTTTGGTATGTTAGTAATATCTCCTTTATAATAGTTTATGACGTGTCGCAAGGCTTTTTGTTTTGTTGTTGATAGATGGTCCATCCAGTCTTTGACTGAATATTTGAAATGTTTTAGTTGTTCTCCGACTTCTTGTTCGACTAGATGGGTTGCATATTTGACAAAGTCATCAGCTATTTCTGGTTCGGGGGTTGGTGCTGCTTTCATCTGCCTCTTAGCTGCTGCAAGTGTAGTGTGTCTGCATGCGGTCCATACCATGCATTCCGGCTGATTGTTTTCTTTATCAAATAATTGTTCAAATTTGTCTTTATGTGGACACTTGCAGGTTATGTCGTCTAATTTTATGTCATTGAACCATTCTGGGTTTAATGAATTTCCATGCTCGTCCTTGATATCATACTTCTTTTGTAGTTCCTTGAGTTCTGGGTCTAGCATTTTTATTTTTATTCTGGGTAAATGTGAGTAGTTGGGATGCACATGCTTTGTTGATGGGATTTTGGGTGCATCTGCATGTTTCCTGAGGTTGTCATTCAGTGTGGTCCCTTCATAAATTTTAGTTATATAGTTGGGGTTAATTTGAGTATGTTTTATAGTAACCCCATTTTTGATGTGGGGCCTGTTTAGAAACCCTGTTCGGTTTCTAACATGGCACTCATATCCTCTATTTCGGGATTGATTTT